CTTGATGTTATATCAAATGGTCCAAGAGATGAGCTTGCAGAGGTGTCGTTTGGAAAGTCTCTTAAATTTAATGTAATTCTAGTAGATCCTGTTTGAGATATAAAATCAGGTATGAATCTTCTTATTTTCATAATAAATTCTCCATCACCTCTAAGATCAGCGACACCTGTTGATTGTCCTCTTTGTACTCTTTGACTAATATCATAATCTCCAGATGATATGTTTGCAGTAATTGCTGTTATTGTTCCATTTCTGTTTTGATCAACTCCTGTTTCATGTTCATAGTAACTTGTTCTACCTTCTGTATTTCCTACAACATCAAAAGATGTATCAGTGGCTGCATCATATTCTAAAGCGTGTGGAGTTCCAAATACTGCGGAGTCTTTCCACATTGTTCTAGCAAGTGTACCTACCGTCCATACAGGTCTTCGTGGAGATGAATCAAAATAATTATAAGCAACCATTTTATTAACAACTTGTGATGTTGCTGATGGATAAAACCATATAACTTCACCAAACAAATTATTTAAACCTGCAGATATCATTTGATTACCAGAGTCTATATTTATATCATTGTAAACGTGATCTTCTACTAAACATGGTAGTGATTCTAATTTACCAGCATATCTAAAAAAACCATTTTCTGACATCCAGTATGCAGCACCATCAACTTCTACACATGCATTTTGTCCTGTAAGTCCACAGTTAGTTCCAACTTGTGAGAAAGCAAACGTAAATGGTTGACCAACAAAACGTTGTGTAAATAAAGCTGTGTCAGTCCAAACATAAATTGCATCTCTACCTCTTATTGCTCCTCTGATCTGTGATCCGTCGGCCAGTCTTTGTGTACCAGCTGTATTAGTTGCTGTCGGCACGTATGTGTTTATATCTTCTTGGTCCGAGAATCTAATAAACATATCATCCTGTGTTGAAGGTGTTCCAATAGTTGTCTCTGTTCCAAAAAATACTAAGTGACGATCAGGTGTAGATACAACCATATGTCTGGATGCAGTCGGTGCTCCAGTTATGATTGTTGCTCTTGTATCAGTAGCATTTGATAAAGATGAATCCCATTCAAATACAGCACTGTCATGAATTAAACAAATTGCTTTGTCACCAAAATTATCTAGTGACCACATACCAGGCTCAAGAATTAAATCACCAGATGCAGCCTCTCCCCAAGCAACGAAATCTGTTGTATTTGTTATAGTGGCTCCATCACTATGTGATGCAGCAGTTGTATTTCTTACACCTCTAGTTACACCTGTTAAAGTATTACTTGTTATACCGGTATAAGAAATTTCCTCAGTGCCTATTTTTATAAAACTAGTTCCAGAACTAGGAAATTGTGAGGCATCAGTTAATACAATTGTAGTGGTAGAATCATTAATTGCACCATTTAAAGTAGTGGTTACAGCATTAGATGCTTCTCCACTCCAAGATCCAAGACCCCAACCAAAACCTTTTTGTTGAACAGCAGAACCCACTGTATAATATTTTTGTATTCTAATACCTCCAGATGTTGTTGCACCGGAACCGCTTTCATTTGAGTCCATTGTAATTGTTGCTGTTATGTTGGTAGGTGTGCTAGCAACCATAAATTTTCTGTTATCAAAATTAGATGAAGTAAAATTTGAATTTGTAATTGTCGTAAAATTATCCATTAAAAGTATATCGCCTGGAACTAAATTGTGTGCGCTAGTATAAGTTAATGTTATTGTAGGTGATCCGTTGGTCGTACTAAATGCACTTGTAAGAGTGGTTGTTGTTTGAATGGGATGTATATCATAAAATACACCACCTGAATATGCATACAAAATTCTATTTGTGCCTATAATAGCATATCTTCTACCTAAGCTATTTACATAATGATGAAGACCTCTACCGGCTCCAGTTAATTCGTTTTCATTTAAGTTACCTAGTTGACTCCAGCCTCCCATTTTTTCTGGAATACCATACCTAAATCGAACATTATCACAATCAATCCATTGACCTTCTGCTTGGGTTGGTGTGATTTGTTTATTAATACCTGGCTGAAATCCTATTTTCTGTAACATAGCAGATAATTATAGCAGATTATGGGCTATTTCAACAGAGTAAAAAGCTCTTCCATAGTTTTATCACATATGATTTCCATGTTTATAGATAGTCTTAATTCTTCAGATTCTACATTTACAGGGTTATGCCACATCCAACCAGGAAAAATTAAAAGCTGATTATTCTTTGGTGTTAAAGTTAATATTTCACCTAGTCTATTTTTAAATTGTATTTGACCACCTTTCATATTTTTAGGTATGTGTAAGTAATAAATAAGATTTATTCTTGCTGTCCTGTAATGGCTATGCCAACCAACAGAAGGTATAAAATCTTCATTTGAAGCTACAGCCCAACATGTTGTTATATTCATATCTAGTAATTTAAAATCACCTAATTTTTCTTTAGCTGCATTAACACATTGATTATAGAGATCTGTAGTAAATTTACTTTTTTTTAATGGAAAGTTATTACTCCACTCAGATCTTTTAATTTGATTAATTACAGAATTTTTCATTCTGTTCTGTTGACCTTTAGAAAATTTAAAAAAATTATCTATTTTGATGATTTGGAAGTTGACATACATTGTGGAATTTTTTCCTCTATCCTTCTATATGCGCTCGGTAAACCTAAATGGGGTCTTCTATCTAATGCGTTTGCCTCAGCACCTTTTGTATCTTTATTATTATAATGTAAAAAAGTTTGGGCATGATACTGACCTTTATAGGGCTCTCTCCAGTGTTCTAGTAAATCACCTCTATAAATTAACATATCACCAGGATCTAAATTAATTTTAATACCTTTACTTTTAGATGGTACATAAAAACCTGTTGTTTTATTATAGTGACCTTCCTCTTGTTTAGGGTTGATAAAAATAGGCCAGTCTTTATCTCCACCTAAATTAAGTGTAGTAGATATTTCACAACTAAATCTATCTTTATGCTTTCGTAGTTCATCTTTAAACTTATAAACTCGGGTATAGGCATAATTTTCATATAATTTTAAACCTGTTGCTTTTTCCATTTTAGGTTTTAATTTATGCAACATAGTTTCCATAGCCACATCACCATAATAAGAATATGTTCCAGGAACTTGCATATCTTTCCAATTACCCCAATCTTGTGTTACGGGCGATATATAATTTGTATCTAAAAAAGTTCTTGCAACTCTTCTTTTTAAAAGAATATAGTCTTCTAAAAAATCAGCCATTTCTGAACTAATCGCTTTTTTAATTACGGTAAATTTGTCTTTTTTCCAATTCACTTTATTTGTCCTTCTTTTCTTAAATAACCTGTAAGTAATTTTCTAACTGCTTGTAGATTAAAATGAATAAATCTATAATCATCCACACCTGCATCGACCGTAAAGCCATGATTTAAATATGCAGGAAAAAATATCATTGTTCCAGGTTTAGGTTTGTAATGTATTAATGGATTAGCCATTGATAAGTTTTCTTTATCTTTAACTGGTAAGTCACTCATGGTTTTAGCAATTCTTGGATCATTAAAATATGGCACCGCAGTTTTATCACTACACTTTAAAAAATAAAAACCTGAAATATGATTATCATAATGAATATGGCCTTCATGATGCCCTCCCCCTTTTTTAGAAAACTCTTGTACCCATAACTCTGTCCACATTAATTCATACCCAGACATATCATAACCAAAATTATCTAAAACATTCCAACTAGTGGCTCCAATATAATCTGTAAACTCTTTTAAACTTGGATCTCCTATCATACTTGTTGAATGATGAGACATATTAAAGTCACCTATCTTTTTTTTATATTTTTTTTCTCTTTCTTTTATTATAGGTTTATTTCTTTTTTCAGCTTCTTTAATATATTTATCACAAATTTTATTTATACGGCTAACCCACTCTGGAATTTCTATATGATATATAGGGCTTGCAAAGTATTGCGAATTTTGAAGATTATCATTTTTTGACATACTATTTAAATGGATATCCTAAGTTCCATAACACTAAAGAATATCTAACTCCTTTTGTTACTGGCTTAACTCTGTGCCATAAGTGAGAAGGAAATACTAAAACACTTCCTCTTGGTTTTATTTCTTTTACATTAATTTTGTAATTTGCAGTTGTTCTCATTCGTGGTTGTAATTCAAAATCTCCACCTTTGTAATCATCTGAACTAGATAGTTGAACCGTTGCTGATAGTTTTCTAATCTTACCATTAAAATTAGGATCTGAGCTTTTATATGGAACGTCCATGGGATCACAATGCCAATCATAAAATTGATTTAATTTATATTTTGTAAATTGAATAGACTCACACCAATCAGTTTCAAAATTCCATCCAGCGTTTTCATTGGCTATGTGTATAAATGGAGTAATTCTATCATAAATCCATTTATCATTTAACCAAACAATATTTGAATTTCTTTGTTTTTTTAAATTGTTTTTGTCTTCTTTAGATAATTTTTTCTTTTTTCCAAATTTACCTGTAACAGCTATTGTATCTTTTTTTGAGTTTGCATGTTCAATTACTTGATCACAAAAAGTATTATCTAGTGCACTTTGAAAATACCAGTATGCATTTCTTAACAACATATTAAATCTACCGCTATTGTATACCTTTTAATTTTTTTATGTGTGTATGGTTGTGAATGTGTTTTACTTCCATCAAAAACCAATAAAGAATTTTGTGGTCCTTTGGTAGAGGTAATTTTGTCGTAGTTATATTTCTCATTTCTAAATATTGTACCAAGACTATCAGGATTTTTTAAAAAGTAAACGACTGATTTTTTAGCTGTTGGGTGACTATGCCAATTTATAATATTTCCTTCTGAATAATTTACCCATGAAGTTTCTATTTTATATCCTTTCATATATTTATTTAATAATGAATTAACAAAAAAATTCATTTCAGGATAAGCATGTAAATTGTTTTTACTTTGTAAACCAGGCCAGTTATCACCAAAATCTTCTAACTTTGTTTTACAGAATTTTAATAACTTTTTGCGTTCAACTTCTGGTAATATGTTTTTATATAATTTCATCTTTCTTTTGTCCTATATTATGATATACTTATTTTACAATTTTTGTCAATACAGAATGAAAAATTACGATATATTAAAAAAGATAGTCTCTAAACAAGACATAGATAAATTTAATCATTTACTTTTAAATAGAAATTTTCCTTGGTTTTTTGAACATCAGACTAATGATAATCCTTTTAACTATAGTAATACTTTTGAACACATAGCATTTGTTCATTGGTTTATTTTAAATAGCAAAGAAAATTCTAAATATATAGGCCAGTTTAAATATATTATAAAAAAATTGCCTATTAAATATGAAAAAGTTTTAAGAGCAAAAGTTAATCTTTTGCCACAAATAAAACACAATGAAGATCAGTATAATTCACCTCACATAGATCTTCCAGATAGATCAGGAAAAGAATATAAAATATGTATTCTTTATTTAAATGATTCTGATGGAGATACTTTTTTATTTAAAGATAGAAAAATAATTAAAAGAATAAAACCTAAAACAGGAAATGCATTAATAATGAATGGTGATGTGCCTCATTCAAGTTCTCACCCAATTAAAAATAAATTTAGAATTGTATTAAATATTAACTATCTTAGTTAAGTGTAAGAGTTCCGGACACGGTAAACTTAGCAATTGTTTGGCCGCAAACGGTTGTCACTTGATTAGTTCCAGGTGATACACTCATTGGATGTCCTGCAGGTGATCTTATAACCACAATACCAGAACCTCCAGCTCCCGCATTATTTCCAGGGGCTGATCCACCACCACCGCCTTGGTTTGTTCCACCATCGCCAGCTGAACTTGCGCCTGGTCCACCAGGACCAGCGTCTCCACCGCCACCTAGTCCTCCAGAAGATCCTCCACCACCTCCGTGGTCCGATCCGGCACCGCCACCTCCAGCATATGCTGAACATGCAACACCTGTAATTAAATTTTCTACTCCAGCTCCACCATTTCCGCCAGCAGTAGAACCACCACTTGAACCAGAAGCTCCAGCGCCACCACCGCCACCGCCTCCAGCGTTTCCTGTTGGATAACCACTTCCTCCATTGTTTCCTTCTGGTGGTGAATAACTTCCATGATTACCAGTTCCTCCTGGTGTTTTTTTACCTACAGGACCTACATAACCTCCAGAACCTGATCCTCCAGGTCCACCTCTATAACCATTATTATTGTTCCATGGATTACCACAAGATGCATTCATTGGATAACCACCTCCTGTTGTAGCAATAGCTGCTGGATTTCCTACAGCAAAAATAGATGTATTTCCATTTCCAGGTCCATCAAGTCCAGGAGAAGGGTTAGTGTTAGGTTGACTTCCACCAGCACCACCGCCACCAACGGTAACCGTGTAATCTGATCCAGAGCATACAACAATAGCATCACCTTGTAATGGTGAAGGTCCATAACCAGAGGCTCTATAACCTCCAGCTCCACCACCGCCAAAACCAGCTCCACCGCCACCGCCTCCGGCTACGACTAAATAATTTAATGTTACTGCTGATATTACCGTGCCGTCAGGCCATGTATTGCACGAACGTGCATCAAAATGTTGTGATATAGGCCACACACCTCTGTTATTATTTAATTGTTTTGTGATAACTACACCTGAGCCGCCGTTTCCTCCTCGGCCTCCATAACAAGGTCCAAAACCGATTCCACCACCACCGCCACCAGTGTTAGTAGTTCCATTATTTCCGACAGTTGAAGGGCTAGGTACGGTTGTAGGGCCTCCTGCTCCTCCGCCGCCAGGTCCTGCAGCTCCTGAAGTTCCTCCGTTTCTTGAACCACCGCCACCGCCTCCAGCAAATACTGAACACGTTGGTCCTATGTTTCCAAATATTGGACTTACATCTAAACCTGCTCCTCCAGCTCCTGCAACATTCATTGCTGGTGCTGGTGATCCTGCAGCAGATTTTCCTCCGCCGCCTCCACCTGAGTGTTGAGCAGGGGGATTTTGTCCTTGACCTGTTCCACCATCATTACCTTGACCAGAGATTCCTGATCCTGCAGATGGTCCAGAAGCTCCTGTAGTTGTAGCTCCTTGTCCACCGCCTGATCCTCCAGGTGCTCCCGATCCGCATGCTGGTGTAACTCCGTTAGCGTTATTACCGCCAGCTCCACCACCAGTTGTACATATTGCGATTGCTGTTCCCGGTGCAAAAGCTGATCCACATCCGTTAGTTCCTCTTGTAGTAACATCAGGATAAGTTTCTGCTGTACCACCACCTCCAATAACTTGTGCGTATGGAGAATTACCACATACTTTGACACTTGGTGAAACAATCATACCTCCACCGCCACCACCGGCTCCAGCTTGTGATCCAGATCCTCCTCCAGCAACAACAGCAATATCCATTAATCTTGTTCCTGGTTGTGTTGTTACAGCTCCGGTTGCAGTTTGAGTTGTAATTTTTTCTTTTCCAAAAGACGCACAATTATCTACGCCAAATATGTTACCAGCGTATCCATTTGGTGCGGTTAATTTATTATTTCGTTTTATTGGACTTGCCATGGGTTATTATCCCCCTGTCGCATCCCAAGCTAAAGTGCTAGGATTCCATTCATATTCTACATCAACGTGAGTTGCTATCCATTTTTGATTAGCTTCACTCCATTCGATAAAGTATTGAATATCTTCAGGTCCATCTCCTTCACCCTTATCTGTTACTTTACTTGTAATTGTTGGATAAGGAACAGGAGGATCCCATTTAAAATTTGTAGTATTTAAAGTCCAAGATGCATAAGGTTGAGTAAGATGAAATGCATCATGATCTTGATTATAACGCATACCTTTTCCAGCGTATACATTTCTAAAATTAGCATTGTAAGAAGTTTGTTTCCAATGACTGCCACCTAAATTTTCTTTACACCAAATTTCACCTTCTTCAGCCATATCATTATTTCCTAAAATTGATCCACCTGCAGGTATATCATTTCCTACAACAATTACTCTTGTAACGATGTAATGAGTTTCATCTGTAAATCCTGTTGGATCAGGAACAAATTTTAATTCAGCGAAATGTGCCACAGTTAAAGACCTTCCTTACTTATTAACTTAATTCCTCGTAGTTTATTGTTATTGTAAGGTCTGAAGCTGCACCAGCACCTGCTTCAATATTATCTCCTTCTTCGAGATATAAAGCAGTATTCTTATCAACCACAACTAATGTTGAATCAGCTGGGACTGATATAGTGCTTGCGATCATGATAGGTGAACCACCTGATTTTGTAATCGCAACAGATGCATCGGCCGCGTTCGTACCATCAATATTAGCTACGATAATATTATTTATTTTAAATACTTTTCCAGATGATGATGCATTTGCAAGAATCTCTGTAGTTAAAGTTGTTGTTAAAGCCGCTTGAACAGACTTAGCTGTTATCGTTGCGACATTTACTAAATTTGGTGCTGACATATTTTATTCTCCTATGCTCCTTTTAACCGAAAACCAAAGCCATTGCAATAGCTTTTCCTGTTGTTGCTAATCCACTACCATTTGCTAGAACTTGTCCAGTTCCTTTTGGCACTAAGTTTATACTAACATTTGAATCATCACCAGTGGCTGAAATAGAGGGATTATTACCTGTAGCAGCATTTGTAATGTCCAATTGATTAACAGCTGATGCAGTTGTTTGAAATATAAGTTGTTCATTTCCGTTTTCATCACCTATAAAGTGAGCATCATCTATTAAAATATTGTGTGAATTAGTATCTAAATTACCACCTAATTGTGGTGTTGTATCTTCTGAAATTTCTGTAAGACCTAAAGCTATTTCTACAATATTAGGATTAGTTCCATCATCAGCTTTTGCAACAATTACTTTATCACCTTTATCTGTAGCAGAAAAAGTTACAGAACTTCCTGAACCAGATATATATTTAACCTCAACTGTGTAAGCTCCTGAAGTTGAATTTCTAAAAATATAAAAATTTTGTGTATCTAAAGGTAATCTAACAACTTGATTTCCTGTAATAGTTCCTGTGAATTCTATCACTCTGTGAGACATAGTAGCTCCAGTTGATCCGTCAGAAACAGCTAGATCAGTATTTTGTGCACCACCTGCTATTGATTGTTGTGTAAATCCACCAGATATTTGTTCAATAATCTGTAAATTAGTATTAGTTTTTGTTCCCCATGTACCGGCATTTTCACCAGTTGCTTGAAGTTCTATACCGAGTGGTGTGTATGTTGAAGCCATATTTTTCTCCTATGCAACGTCACTATAAGTTATATTAACACCTGTGTCAACGTCTTGATATGCTTGTATTCCAAACCCTGTAGATACACCAAATCCAGCAACAGAAGCTGTTGCTGAAACACCCGTTAATCCCATAACATCTGCAGGAGTTAAAGAACCTACAGCAGATGTAGCTGATACTCCAGTTAATCCCATAACATCTGCCGGAGATAAAGACCCTACAGCACTTGTTGCTGATACTCCAGTTACATTAACAGTTGGATTACTATTTAGATTTGTTGTTCCAAGCGACGTTGTTGCAGAGACTCCTGTTAATCCAATTACGTCTGCAGGAGATATTGATCCCACACTTGCTGTTGAAGAAACACCAGTTACTCCCATTACATCTGCAGGAGTAATTGATCCTACAGAAGTTGTTGCAGCTTGACCTGTTAACGTTGCAGTTATATCTCCTATAATTGTTGGCGATCCTACACTTGCTGTTGAAGAAACACCTGTTAGTCCCATTACATCTGCAGGAGAAAGTGATCCTACACTTGCTGTTGCTGATTGACCAGTTAATAATATATCACCTGCAATACCCCAAGCGTTTTCATTCCATGGTTGTCTACCCCAACCAGTATTTATTTCTGTTGAAACAGATACAGATCCAAGAGATGAACTAGCAGATAATCCTGTAACTGAAACATCAATTCCATCTTGTTTTCCCCAACTATTTTGGTTCCAAGGTAAAACACCCCAAGTATTTGAGTCTACGGTGTTTGCTTGTCCACCCATTCCTGAGTGAATTGAACAATAATAATATAAAGTTGGTGCCGAAGCAGCTACTGTAATTTGCGTATAAGCGCCTGATGAACCGGGTGTTCCACTTGTAGTTACACCGGTAGTATATTCGCTGCCTCCAGAGTGTGTTCCGTTGCTAGTTGTAGAAAATCTTAATGGGTGTCCAGAGTTTGAACTATCTGATTGATCAAATTTATATGTAAAACCTTCAGCTAAATTTACTGTAGCTTGCTGTACACTATCTAAAAAATATTTATTACCACCATCTGCGTAAGCAACTGTGACTGTGAAAGTTCGAGTAACGGACATCCGTCGTTACCTCACTATGCTATTCTAATGATAGCGTTTGATGCGTCTGCTGTTGGAAATTGAATTGTAAAAGTTCCACTTGTAACGGTTTTGTCACCGCCAAATGCAATAACTGCAACGGCTTTATCAGATTGTGTATCATTGTAAATTAAAGCACCATTTGCTGTAAAAGTAGCACTTGTAAAACTTACATCTGCAAAATCACAAACTGCAGTTGAAGAATCTAATGTTGGTGTAACACTTGTTAACGTTGCACCCCCTGCAGAGTATGCAGATCCAGATGTATTTGATATTTCGTTTGTTGTTGAATAAGCAGTCGTACTTGCCCCTAAAGTTGCAGAGCTTGTATATAAAGCTATTTTAAAAGTATTACCGCTTGATGCAGTAAGGTTGTGTGTCCCAACTAAAATTTCTTGTTTAAAACTATTACAAATTGCCGATGATATTGCCATAACTTATTCTCCTACGGGTTTGCTGAGGTTACTGGTATACGAACAGCGCCATCAGTGTAGTCGTCTCTTCGTCTTCTACCAACTTGCTCGTTAGCAAACTTTTGTACTTCTTGTTTATATTTATTTTCATATAATGTCAACATATCTATTGGACCTTTTAAAAATCCATAAGCCTCTGATAGACAGCAGTATAATAGCCCATTTGGAAAGTTTAGACTAATATAATTAGTATCATTATTTTCTAAAAGAGCAGGCATTATGTTAAAATGTATTCTAAAATTATAAGCTTGATCTGGAGTTGGAGCCAAAGTTATACGTCCTGAAGTAGTGTCAGACTCTCCTGTTGCCCCACCATACATGGCATAATATTTAGGTTTAGCTCTTTTTGCAGACTCTGTAGATGGAACATATTGTTGTAGATATGTGTAGTCTTTTTTTTCTAAATATGAATTATCTCCGGTTAATGCTGTTGTAGAATCATAGACCTGTATACTTCTTACAAATAAACATCCTGCTGGAGCATTAAATTGATTTTGTCCTACAACCATTGAACCTGTTTGTTGTTTTCTATCAGCATCAATAGGGACATCTCTAAATATTCTGTATTGCGCATTTAAAATTATATTTTCTAAAACAGAGTCTGTTAAAACATTTGAATCTGTTTCGGTATAACTTCTAATTTGTGTTTTTAAACCTGATGCACTTAATCCAGCCATTATTTAGATCCTTCTTTGCATTGACATTGTTTTATTTTAAATAATTTTGCAATAAAATTTTTTAATTTTTTTATCATGGTGTTAATGTAACTGGCCCTGCAGACACAGTTGGTCCTCCTGAATCCTCTGTTATACTAGGAGTTGCACCCAGTGTAAATGTATATTTATCTGTTGTTGTAACCGTTATACTAAATCCTGAAGAATTTTCATACGTTGTAAAAAACACTCCTCCGGGACTACCTTGCACATTTCTAAATCTAACGGTATCACTAGTAGATCTTCCGTGATTAGGCTCTGTTACAGTAATTGTTTGTGATGATGCAGTTATGGAAAAAGGATTGTTTCCTAACATAGCAGCAACAGTTGGTTCTGTTCTATCTGGTCTAACATTACGTAGTGATATTGCATCACCATTCATAGGTTTTGGTTCTAATTGTGGTTGCTTTGGTTCAAACTCAGATACATGTACAAAAGATCCGTTCCATTCTCTAACCATTTCATTAAATGGAAACTCCATACCAGACCTATCTGATATTGCTTTTGCGTATTTACCTGTTGCGTATTTTGCCATTATGTTCCTGGGTAATAAGCTTTAGGTGTAATGTATGTACTAGACGCTGAACCATCCTCTGCTAGTGCTCTAGCAAATTCATCTTCGTAATACAATTTCATAGCTTGTGTCATTTGTGGTTGATATTTTTGTGAAAGATAAAATGCTAAACCAGCAACCATACAAGGCACAAATCTAAAAGGTACATCAGTTGCATTAGTGTAATCACCTATATCTTGAATTCTTTTTATATAATAAAAATGAATATCTTTAGATGCATTTGTAGAGTCTGGTGTTGGATAAATATGTATTCTGACTTTATCTATAAATCTTTCAACCCAATATTGATTCGGTGTGCCTTTAGATAATTTGTTAGAAAAACCTGCATAAGTAGATCTATCTACCTTTGTCATTGGACTATCTGATTGTGTAGTCTGTGTTCTATTAGATCTTAATTGTGCCTCAAGGACATCTGACATTCCAAATACACTTGCTGGCGTAGATACAGCACTTGTACCATCAGCACTGGATCTAAAAAAATCATAGTCTGATTGACCCTCAATTAAATCCATATTAAGTTCGTCTATCTCCCAATAATGAATACCTCTATTTCCCCATTCTTGAAATAAAATATTAAGAGATCTTCTTGCAGATTTAAGTTGATATCCTGCTACAGAATTTAATCCTATACGTTCAAAAGCATCTTCTATTATTTCTTCAATAGAAAAAGTTTTATCAAACGTTGCTGTCCCCGAAGTGGTATTAGCCATTTACTACGCTCCTGTGATTGTCATGGTAACACTTCCGTCTGTTCCAGATGTTTGTGATAAAGTTGCACAAACTCCGTTTTCAAACAAAATACCAGAACCAGGAATCATAATATCTAAACCTTCTGTTTCAAATTTATAAGTCGCTTTTAAATTATCTGAATCTGCAGCGCCTGTTGTTGCTGAATCATGTAATAATAAAACTGAACCAGCTTCACCTCTTCCTTGAATAGATGTAACTCTTGTTCTAGCTGCTCTCAAAACAGATATAGCTCCAGTGGTTTTATTTAGTGTTGTTTGATCT